CGCAACCGGACTCGCGGCAACAGTGTCCGCTGGCACGGTGATCGTCGCGACGACAGCGAGCAGCCAGGCGTCAGCGGTTGCGGCAACCGTGTCGGTCGGCACGTCGATCACGGCGACGACCGCAGCAGCTCAGGCTGTCGGGGTGACGGCGGCAATCATCTCGGCGGTCGCAGTGCAGGCCACGACAGCCAGCGTGCGTGTCGCACCACTGGCGGCCACGATCACATTTGGCGGACGCATTAAGCGACCGCACTTACTGCATGGTGGCAGACTTTCTAACGACTGGGGACTCCGCACTGGCGGGGCACTTTAAGGAGCGATGCGATGGCACGCGGCGATTTCACACTGTTCAACGAGCTGTCAGTCTCGCTGGCTGAAAAGAAGATTGATCTCGAAAACGACACGATCAAGCTGGCCCTGATCACAAACGGAGTCACTCCAGCGGCGACAGATACAACGCCGCAATGGGGGGCTGGTTCTGGCGTTGATTACGACGGCAACGAAGTCGGCACCGGCGGTGGCTACACGACCGGCGGGCTGGCGTGTGGAAACCCGTCATTCACACGCAGCGGTGACACTGGCACTTTTGACGCCGACGATCCGGCGACGATCAGCCAGAACGGCTCCGGGTTCACCAACGCTTATTGGGGCATTCTGTACTCCGATACCGCAACCAATAAAGACGCGATCGGCTTCCTCGATCTCGGCGGGCCGGTCTCCGAGCAGGCCGGGCCGATCACGATCAGTTGGGGGGCCAGCGGTATCTTCACTCTGCAGGTCAACGTCTGATGCCAACGCGAGGAATTGATATCCGTCAGACGTCAGACCGGATCGTTTTCCGGGCGAGCCTCAAAGATTCGGCAGGTGCCAAAGTCACAAGCGGCACCACCGAGCTGCGGGTCTATCGTCTGGAAGACGACGGCACGCTCGACGTTCTCGATTGGGACAGCGGCGTCAAAGACTTTGTTTCGTCCGGTGCAACGGACGACGAAGTCACGATGACGCATCGTCAGAGCAACGGGACCGACGACACTGGCATCTGGACCTACGTGCTGTCGGACGCGACGCTGCTGGCCGCGTTCGATTCTGGGCAGGTCTACATCGCGCAAGTGACGAACAGCGGAGCCGTGCCGGAGTCGCAGGAACGCGAATTTCAGTTCGGCGGCGTCGAAGGGGATCAGGCGGAAAACTCAGCAGGCTCAGGACCGCAGGCCGTCGTCATCACAGTCACAGACGGAACTGATCCGCTCAACAACGCCGAGGTCTCCGTTCGACTCAATGGCGTCCTGAAGGCAACCGGCACGACTAACACTGACGGCGAGTTCACGGCCAACCTGCCGGCGACCGGCACTTACGACGTCATTGCATCGCTCGACGGCTACACGCAGGCATCCGCCGTGACGGTCAACTCGGCCACTGAAGCAACCAAGTCAGTGACTATGACCGCGATCGCGATCAGTCCGTCGGGCGATCCAGCGAAAACAACTCTGTGGGGGATCACGCTCGACCAGAGTGGGAATGCAGAGTCAGGCGTCACTGTTACCTACGAGCTTATCTCGCCGCCGCCCGGAGCGGGTTACATATACGACAACGATATCATCACGCTCACGTCTGATGGCAGCGGTGTTGTGCAGAGTGCTGCCATCAAGGGTGCTCAGTATCGAATCACGCGTGAGTCTCGTTTCATTGATTACAAAGTGCCAGCGGACGCTGGTGCGTCAACTCAACTGGAATCGTTTCTTTGAAATTGATTGACCGCGTCCGGCGTGTGCTGGGATTTCAGCCGACACACGAAACCGATCTAATCAAGCTGCGTGATGAGTTCGGGCTGCCCGATCGGCGTGACGTGTCGGTCGAGTCGGCACTCGGTGTGCCGCCGCTATGGCGTGCATTTAACATCATCTGCGAGGACGTGAGCAGCACTCCCTTCCGCGTCTACAAAACAGAAGGTGAAGATAGTCGAGTGCGTGCTCCGGAGCATCCTGCACATCCGCTGATCCATCAGCGGGCCGGCATAACGCAGACCGCGAAATCGCTGATTGAGACGATGACGTTTCATGCGTTATTGCACGGCAACGGTTACGCTCGCATCTGGCGTGACGTATACAAGGCACCGCGTGACCTTGAGCTGCTTAAGCCGTGGCCGCACACCTATCCCGTACTGGAAGGGTTCGGGGCCGCTCGACGACTTTACTACGTCACGACGCATTACGGATACAACGGTGAGATGCGGGCTATACCAGCCGAAGATGTGTTGCACATTCATGGCTTGAGTTATGACGGACTCTGCGGCCTCAGCGTGCTTGAGGTGATGAATGCCGCACTCGCGGGGAGCATCGCGACTCAGGAATACGCAACGCTGTATTTCGAGAACGGTGGCAACGTCAAGGGCTATCTGCAGATACCCGGCAACCTGCAGCCTGGCCAGAAGGACGATATTCGCCGCGACTGGCGACGCATGACGACCGGTCAGGATAATCAGCACGGCGTTGCAGTCTTGACCGGCGGTGCTGCTTATACGCAACTCAGCACGGATGCCGAACAGTCGCAGCTGGTTGACGCGAGGCGGTTTAGTATCACGGACGTGGCTAATATCACTGGTGTTCGACCGAAGGACCTCGGCGATCAGTCCGGAGCTTCATACAACTCTCTGGAATGGGAGTCGCGTTCGCATAACCGGCGTGCAATTTACCCGTGGCTAACTCGTTGGGAAGACGAGTGCGACGACAAACTGCGGACTGAAAAGCAGAAGCGTGAGGACTCGCACCGGTGCCGGTTTGATCGCGACACGCTCATCGAGGTCGGCCTCAGCGAACAGGCCGAAGCGGATCACAAGTACCGCGAGGCTGGAGTCTATACCGTCAACGAAATCCGACGGAAGAAAAACATGCCCGGCGTCGATGGCGGGGACGTTCGCAACATCCCACTTAACTGGCAGGACGCTGACAATCCTGTCGATCTCAATACCACTAATGGAGCCGAAGAAGCTTGAAGACGATCAACGCCAAGAAACACGAGGACGGTACTGGTACGCTGACGATGTTTGGCGTTGTTGGCTGGGATGACGGCTTGACGTCGAAAGATGTTGCAAACGCACTCGATCAGGTTGATGGTGTGAGCAGCCTGACGATCGTCGTTAATAGCAACGGCGGCGACGTGTTCGAGGGCTACGGCATCTACAACCTGCTCAACTCGTTTGATGCGACGAAGCGTGTTGAGATCGTCGGTGCTGCTATGTCGGCGATGTCGATCATTGCGATGGCCGGTGACGAGATTGCACTGGCTGATTCCGGAATGATCATGATCCATGATCCGTGGACGCTTGCCGCCGGCAACGCTGAAGAGATGCTCAACACGGCAGAGAACCTGCAGGCTCACGAAGTGCTGATTGCGAAGATTTATCACGATCGTACTGGCGTTGATGAGTCGCAGCTCCGGCAGTGGATGCACGACGAAACATACTTTTCGACGACTGCAACGGGCAGTGTGCTAAGTGCTCTGGAGTACGGATTCGCCACTGAGCGAATCGAGAACAAAAAAGCGGCGATGAACTTTGCCGATCCGCTGAAATACTGCCGCAACGCACCTAAGGACGTTGCAGGCATGATCGAAAGCAATGCTAAGGACGCGAGGACGTGGGCGAAGATTGAGCGAATGAAAGCGGAGCGACGGCGAAACGCCGGATAGTTCTCACGCTCACTGAGCGTGCCTATATGAAAGACCGTCGCCCATAACGGGCGGCGGTCTTTTTTGTTGCTAGATAACCCATGAGCCGGAAGGCGTTTTCCATTTCCAATCACGGGAGATATGTGCATTGGCACTGACGATTAAAGAGGCACTGGAGCGACGCGGCGAAGTCGAGAACAAGATTGACGAGGTTCTCACTCGCGTCGACAGCACGGGCAAGCTCACCGCAGAAGACGAGCAGCTTTTCGAGAATCTGCTTGAGGAGTCAAAGAGCCTGAAGGCTCATGCCGACCGACTGAAAGAACGTGAAGACATCAGTTCGAGCGTCGGCGATATCGTCGATGAGGCTCGATCGGTTGGGATCAAGGTTGCTGACGAGGATGTTCAGGCACGAGCGTTCGCCGCGTGGATGAAGTCGAACTCGCCGTCAGCGAGTGGGCTGCGTGGCAAGATCACGGACGCTGACCGCAAGGCCGCTAAGGAGTGCGGCATCGCTCTTGATGAGTCTGAGGCTCGATTCCCGCTGCTGTCGCGTGCTCAGGCTCGTGCTGCGATCGCTCAGCATCGCAACGAGATTCATGGCCTGAGCCGGCAGACTGACGGTGGCGGCGGGCTGTTCATCAGCGAGACTTTTATCGGGGCTCTTGAGGTCGCGATGCACGCCTACGGCGGTGTGCTGCAGGTTGCTGATATTATCCGGACGCCGAACGGCAACCCGTTTTCTTGGCCGTCGTTTGACGATGAGTCGACGCAGGCTACTCGCACGAAGGAAGGTAAGGCTGTCGGTAATGCGACTGACCTTGCGTTCCAGAAGACGTCGTGGAGTGCCTACAAGTACGAGTCTGGCGTTCTGAAGGTCACCTACGAAACGCTGCGAGATGTGCCGCTCGATCTGCCGGCACTGATCGGCACTGCGTTTGGTGAGCGGTTTGGTCGCAAGATGTCGGCGGACATGACGACCGGAACTGGTGCGAATGGTCCGCAGGGTATTGTCACGGGTGCTGTTTCCAGCGGTGTTACAACCGCCGCTGCGGCAACGATCACGTTTGACAATCTCATCGACCTGATCCACTCGATTGACCCGTTTATTCGCACGATGGGTTGCTCGTTCATGTTCAACGATACGGTGGCGAAGACTCTGCGGAAGCTGAAGGATAGCGACGGACTATACCTGTGGCAGCCGTCTATTACCGCCGGCATCCCCGACACGATCTTCACTTACCCTGTGCGTTACAACCACGACATGGCCAACCCGGCGAACGGGTCGAAGTCGGTCCTGTTTGGAAAGCTGGACGCTTACAAGGTGAGGCAGGTGGGCGAGATTCGCAGCTACCGTGCAGACGAGCTGTACCTCGCTGAAGAGAAGGTCGGGTTCATGGCGTTTTCCGAGGCCGACGGCGGCATCCTGAATCCGTCGAAGTCTGCTGCTGGTGCTCCGATCAAGTACATGACTCAGGGTGCCTGATCGCTGTTGTTTGTTTGTGGGGTGGCGGCTGTTTGCCGCTGCCCCTTCCCTCTGCTTTCAATTCCACTCTGAGGAGTGTTTGCTTTGTCTGAGCTTGTAGGTTTGCTGCGTGAGGCTCATATCGTCACGCGAGTCAGTAACGCTGCTGCGGCAGGAGCCACTACTGTCAATTCCAGTTCCGTCGATCTCTCGACGAACCGCACTGACGCGGTTGCGTTTCTGGTGTGCGGTGGTGCTCTCGGCGGCGATGATTACACCGTGCAGTTGCAGGGTTCCGCCGATGATTCAACATGGGTTGATCTTGGCGACACGTTGGTTGTTGATACAGACAATCACGACGCTCTCGCTGAGGTCGTGAATCCGGGATATCAGTATGTGCGGGCCGAGGTTGCTCGTGGTGGTGCAGGCGTTGTGCTGAACGGCATCTACGCGATCCAGACGCGGGTTAATGGCAAGCGGCCTGTGACTCAGCCGACTGGCACTAATACGCTTGACGTCGTCAATCCGTAGTGATTCCGAGCCAGTACGCGGCAGGTCATGACTTAGGTCTGGCCTGCCCAACTGGCTCCTTGTCCCGGCGTGGATTGCTGGTAATCCAGAGGGGCTCATTCCCCCTCGTTCGCAGGTTCGATTCCTGTCGCCGGCACTTGGCTCCGTAGCTGAAAGGTGAGGGAACCGATTGGGTCGCAGGTTCGAGTCCTGCCGGAGCCTCTGTACAATGACTGACTGGAACGAAGAGAATCGAATCTCAATCGTCTCGGCTCCTGCGAATCCGATTACGGTCGCAGATGTCAAGTCGTACGCACAGATCGATTATACATCGGATGATGCACTCATCGGGCGACTCGCAACGCAGGCTCGCGAGTGGGTTGAGGCCTATACGCGTCGCAAGCTCGGGCAGCACCAGCTGGCGTTGCGGCTAGACGAGTTCCCCAAAAAAGGTATTGAGCTGCCTTTCCCGCCGCTCGTGAGCGTGGATTCGATCACGTATCTCGATACTGATGGAGCGACTCAAACGCTGTCGGCGAGTGCTTACCGCGTCGATGCTGTCGATGTAGACAAGGCCGCTCGTATTGTCGAATCGTACGGCAATACGTGGCCGGGTATTCGTCAGACGACCGGCTCCGTTGTTGTCACGTTTACCTGTGGATGGTCGAGCATTCCGCAAACAGTGCTGAATGCAGTCTATGACTACACGCGTGCACTTTACGACCATCACGCTCCAGAGATCGCAAAGCTGGAACTCTGGCTGCAGCCGTACGTGAGTCACCGATGGGGATAAGACATGAAGCATGAGCCAAGTGACCGCTATGAAGTTCGCTGTTATTACAGTGACTCTTACGAATGCGTGTGTCCTGTCGTTGTCGCTCCGGACGGAACGGAAGTCTGCAGGTTCGACAATAGTGTTGTAGGGTCATGTGAAGCAGAAGCACATTGCGACGAATTAAATCGTGAGCTGCGATGCAAATGTCGATAATGCAACGGCGTGGCCGCTCGTCTGTCGTGTTTCAAAGCGTGACGACGACGCAGACTTCGAGCGGCGAATACGCAAAGACGTGGAGCACGTACGCGACGCGACGATGCACGCTCGACCTGCAGCCGGGCAGCGAAAGCTCGACAAACGGCACGAATCAAACAGCGACGTCGGCGACGATATCCGTCCGCTATGTTGCGGGGCTGGACTCCACAATGCGAGCAGTTATCGGCAACCGTACGTTTGAAATTGAGTCGGTCATGCCTGTGGACGATATGACGCGTGAGCAGGTCGTCGAGCTGCGGGAGCTTGTGTGATGACAACCGGCCTTGTCGGGCTGTCGCTGATCGGTGAGAAGGCGGTGCAGCGACGGCTGAAGCGGCTGCCACTCGACATTCGCCGCAAGGTCGTTCGCTCAATGATGCAGAGCGGCGGGACGGTGCTCGCGAAGTTTGCACGCCGAGAGGCTCCGGTGGGTACAGGACGCAAGCCGGACGGCTCGCCGCGGTTACATCTCAATCAGGTCATCATCCGCCGCGTATCGCGGAGCGGCCAGTCGGTTGCTGTCGGGCCGATCTACAAAGAGGCTCCGCACGACATTCTCGTCCACGACGGGACAAAGCCGCATTCGCTCGGCAAGCTGAAGACGAAGCTGGTGTTCCAGCCGGGACGCGGTCGCAAGGGTGGCATGAAGAAGCTGCGGATAGGCCAGGCCGATGGTCCTCAGCATCCGGGATCGAAACCGAATCCGTACATGCTCAGGGCTATGGATAAAGCACAGACGGCAGTGTTCTCCAAAGTCGCGAGTGTCGCTGAGAAACGGATTGCGAAACTGACTGAATGATCCATCACGACTTGCGAACAAGACTGCTGGCTGATGCTGATGTGACGAATCTGGTCGGCACTCGCATTCTACCACTGCATGATAAGCATTCGTCGCCGTGGCCGAAGATTATCTATCGGCTGGTGAGCGAAGAAAACGACTACTCAGCGGGCGGCAATACGGGGCCGACTGAGTGTGTTATTGAGTTCGACTGTCAGGCGAAATCATACGACTCGGCAAAACTGCTCGATGTGCTGGTCGCGGATAATCTCGATGCGATCAGCGGTCAGGTGGGCAGCTCGCACATTCAGGGATGCTTCACCGAAAACGTATCTGATGACGTCTACCAGATTGGTGAGGGCAGCGACGGCTACATATACACCGTCTCGCGGCAAATGAAAGTTGTCTATGGCTGATTGCGTTGAGTTGAAATTCAAGAGTCAGTCAGGCGACGTGCATACGCTGCAGGTTTCTGAGCTGCTCGAAGTTGATGGCCTGCCGTTTGTTGGCGGCGAGATACAACAGCAGCTTGATCGAATTGAAATGCAGCTCAGTCGGCTTTGTGTCGTTGTTGCTGATAACGAATCTGAATAGGAGATTGTGCCGCTGAATGGCAGGTGGTCGTCTTGTTTTCGGCACTGACGCAAGTCATGCCTACCTCGCAGAAATTCTCAGCGTTAACTGGTCTGGGCTGACTCGGCAATCGGTCGATCAGACACACACTGGAACCGCAGATAACTATATGGTTTTCGATCCGTCCTCGCTGGTTGACGGCGGGACGATCGAAATTGAAGTGAACTTCGATCCTGACACTGAGCCGCCGATTGAGTCGGCTAAGGGTACTCTGACGATCACGTTTCCGCTCGCGTCGGGGCAGTCGTCTGCGGGTACGTGGGCGGCTGACGCGTTTCTCACTGACTTCAGTTTTAACGGGACTGATCTGGCCGGTAAGTATACTGCGTCTACGACGTGGAAGATCAGCGGCCCGATCACGTTCACTGCGGGCAGCTAACTACTACTTTGATGGTGGCGTGGGCGTGGAGCCGTCGTCGTTGTGGCGGCGGCTCTTTTTGTTTCAAAACGCAAGGGTGACTTATGGCTCTGTTGAGCAAAGATGCAATTCTTTCCGTCGACGATCGCGAGTCTGTGACTGTCGACGTCGAGGAGTGGGGTGGTAGCGTCGTGTTGCGTGTTCCGTCAGCCGGGCAGTTTGACGGCTGGAGTTCGCGGCACACGAACGCGGAAGGTCGCTTCGCTGTGACTGGTACGACTCGCACTGAGCTGGTGGCAATGTGTCTTGTTGATGCCGACGGAAACAATATGTTTTCCAGTAAGGAACTTGAGAAGCTCGGCAACAAGTCTCTGGCGGTTATTGCAGACCTGTTTATTCGATGTAAGGAGTTGTGTGGCATCACTGAAGATGACATCGAGGACACGGAAAAAAACTCCTAGACAGGCCGGATGCACTCGACTGGTGCTTCCTCGCCTACAGGGTGCTCGGTTGTACTGTGCCAGAAGCGAAAGAACGTGTGAGCTATCGCGAGTTTCTTCGCTTCCGGCTGTATAAGCAGATCGAGCCGTTTGGTGATGACTGGAAACAGGCTGGCGTTATTGCGGCGACGGTGAGCAACTCAGCGATGAGGAAAGGGCGTGCGGCAAAGTGGCAGGACTTCTGCCCGAAGTATAAGCGGCGGCCTCAGACTGCTGAGGAGCAGTGGGCAGCGTTGGAGATGTTCGCGAAGATGCACAACGCACGGATTAAGGGGTAACAGGCTGAATCGCTAGTCGAACGATCGGGCGTCTTGCCGTTTTACTGACGGCAAACAGTGCAGGAATCCGCAAGGGCGTCGCTCAGGGTTCTCGCGATCTGATGGGGCTGCAGTCCGTCGCTCAGAAGGTGACGCGGACGCTGGCGACTGTTGGTGCTGGCCTGTCTGCCGGGCTCGCGATTCGCGGCGTGCTGCAGACTGGTGCATCGTTCGAGAAAGTCATGAGCGAAGTCGCTGCCCGTACTCGGGCGACGGGCGACGACTTTCAGCGGCTCAATGAACTTGCGGAGCAGCTTGGCCGATCGACGATATTCGATAACGACGCTGCCGGCCGGGCGATGGTCGAACTGTCGAAGGCCGGGTTCTCGGTTACTGAAATTATGTCGTCAGTGACTGAAGTGCTTGGCCTTGCTGCTGCTGATAATCTCGACCTCGCGGAAGCTGCGGCGATCACTGCGGGAGCAATTAAGAAGTTCGAGCTGAATGCGAGCGAGGCTGGCCGCGTCGTTGACGTGCTGGCGAAGGGTGCTGGGTCTGCACTGACTGACGTCAGTTCGCTTGGCGAACAGCTTGCCTACGCTGCTGGGCCGGCTCGCGAGGCCGGTTATTCGATCGAGTCGACGGTTGCCGCTCTCGCTGTGCTGTCGGACAAAGTTGACAAGTCGATGGCCGGTACGGGTCTGCGACAGGTTGTCAGTGATCTCGCAAAGCCAGCGGCTGAAGCACAGCAGATGCTCGACAAGCTCGGGATCTCGGTGGTGGATGCCGGCGGCAACTTCCGCCCACTGGCTGATATCGTCGACGATTTCAACGCGAAACTTGGCGGCATGGCGAGCGGCGAGAAGCTGCGTACTCTATCCACGATCTTCGAGACGCGGACGGCTAACGCCTTCGCTGGCCTGATGTCAGCTGGCGGTGACGAGATTCGCCGACTGACAGGCGAGCTCGAGAACGCTGGCGGCGAAGCTGCCCGCCTTGCGGCTCAGATGACTGATAACGTGAGCGGTGCATTCACTTCGCTGATGTCGGCGGTCAAGGGTGCCGCAACGGACTTTTTTCAGACGTTTGCCGAGCCGCTGAAAAACGGGCTGAACGCAATCGCGTCGTTTATTACTGGTCCGTTTAAACGTGCGTTTGATTTCCTGTCTAACAACATCGACCTGACGCCAGTGGTCGGGGCTGTGGCTGGCGTGGTGACTGCTGGTGCTGGATTGGCCAGCGTATCGCTTGCGTTCAAGGCGATGCAGATCGCGGCCATTCCGCTTATCGTGATTGGTCGCCAGATATCAGCAACATACATTGCCGCCAGTCGCTCGATCGCGATTGCGTTCGGTGGTGTGCGTACTATCGGCAGTGGGCTGCAGGTTGTATTCAGTGGGGCAGTCTCTGCTGCTCAAGCGACGCTGCCAGCGTTCGCTGCGGTACAGTCTGGCATTGCGTCCGTCGCGGCGGCTTCCATCCAGTTTGCCCGCAGTTCCGTGTCTGCCATCAGCTCGTCTGGCGTGCTGCAACTTCCGTCGACAATATCAGCTGCGTTCGGCCTGGCGTTTCAGCGAATCAGGTTGCAGTCTAGTGCGGTTGCATCGACGTGGTACGCTGTTTCCGGTGCAGTCGGTGCCGCGTCAAACGCGGTCGCAGTCGTCGCCACGAGTGCTTATGCCTCGGTTGCAGTCGCAGCGAGCAGTGCGGCTGTTGCCGTGTCTGCGGCATGGTCCACGGCAACGGCACGAGTTGCGTTCGCTTTTTCAGTGATGAAGGCCAACGCACAAATCACCGCCGGAGCAATCGTAAAGCCGTTTGCGTACGCTGCAAGTGCAACCGTTGCCGCCTGGCAGGTCGCATCAACGAGTGTGGCGTCTGGATATGCACGAGTCGCAGCGACGTCAGCGTTTCAGTCAGTTGCGAAAGCGACTCAGGTGATTCGTCGTGAGATTGGCACTGCGGTTGCGTCGGTGTCGCCAATTGTAACATCCGCGTTCGGCAAAGCGTTTGGCGGTGTCTCGGCTGCCGCGACCGCAATGAACAAAACCGTCAGTCGCTCATTTGTTGCCATCAAGGTTGCCGCTGCGGCAACCACTGCTCCGATTGGTGCTGCGTTCTCGACGCTCTTTTCCGGAATCAGCGTTGCCGCCAGCGGCGTGTCAACGGCTATGAAGGGTATCGGCATGGCAGTGGCTCAGGTCGTTTCTGGATTCGTCGGACTGACGGCGATTGTGGCGGCTCCGCTGGCTCTCATCGCCGGTGCGATCGCTGGTGTTATGCTGGCGAGTGAACGCGGCGTTGCCGGCTTGAAAACTGGCTGGGAAAGCCTGTCCGCGAACTTTGAGCAGATTGCAATCCAACTGCAGAAGACCTTCACGGCTGCGTTTGATCTTGTTGTTAGGCTCGGTGTGCGTGCACTAAATATGCTCGGCATTGAATTCCAGACGAGCGGCAGCAGCATCATGGATGGATTCAATGAGGCGATGCAGGGTGTTGGTGACTGGGTCGAAGATGCACTCATCGGAGTGCAGTTCTTCTTCGAGAACTTTGAGCGATATTTCGATCTCGGCCTTGCTTATGTTGACCGCTGGGCAGCCCGCGTTGGCGCTCGTGTGTTTAATGTGTTCTCTGGCACTGATGGATCGAAGCCGACAGCGAGAGAGCGTGCGGCACAGGACCGAATCAATCAAATCAGCTCCGGGCTGAGCACTGACTACTCAGCGTTTGCGGCGTCACAGAAAACGCAGAACGATATTATCTCCGGAACTCGGCAGGTTGCTGATGACTTCCAGTCGATGTGGAACGATATGACGGCTGCTATTAAAGACGGAGTGCCGACAGCTGTTGATGCCGTGGCCGGCGAAATCCCCAACGGCGTAGAAGCTATCAATCAGAGGCAGGGTCCGAGTGTTGCGTTGCGAGGTACGCAGGAAGCGTTCGACGTCATCAATCGTGCGATTCGAGGCAGCAAACAGGATCAGCAGCACAAAGAGACGATCGGCGTACTCAACAAGATCGCCAACAAAGAGCCTGTCGTTCTAGGGATTGCGGACATCTAAATGGCAACAGTCACAGCAGAAGTTCCGGGCAGCGATACGGTCACGGAAGACGAAAGCGGAGAACGCGAACTGACGCGAGTCTTTTCGGTCAAGTGCGATGTGGGCGAGTACGCTTACGCGGCCATGCGGGCGACTGGCATCCCCGCACGCTACGAGCAGCATCCCGAAGACCCTGACGCCTACGCTTACAAAGCCAGCGTCAGGTCACAGGGCAACGAGCGTCGGTATTATCACGTCACAATTACATACAGCACGCTCAAGAAGCAAGACCCTGCTGAAGAGCGGCCCGAAGTTTCATGGGAAGATGAAGAGTTCGAGCGTGTCGCGGAGAAGGATCGCGATGACGCGGCAATCCTGAACGCTGCAGGCGATCGCTACGAGGAGCCTGTCTCCTTCACGGACTCGCGGCCAGTGCTGCGTGTGGTTCGCAACGAGCCGGTTTTCGATCAGGCTCTGGCATACCAGTACAACCGGGCAGTGAACTCGGATACGTTCTACGGTGCCGCTCCGGGCAAGATGCGAGTAAAGATTACTGGTGCTCAGCGATGGCGTGACGGCGTTCCGTATTGGAGCGTTACATACCTGTTTCGATACAACCCTGACGGCTGGCAACCTGAGGTGCTGGAGCAGGGATTGTACCAGATTGCGGAAGTCGATGACCGCGTTGGCGGAACAGAAGATCGCAAGGTGCCCTGTACGGTTAAAGGCAAGGCACCGCACGACTCCGAGCCTGTCAGCTACGCAGTGCCGATCGACGCTGACGGAAAACAGATTGACCCTGACGATCTGCCTGCGAATGCCGTCTACACTCAGTGGAATATCTTTGACGAACTGCCGTTTGCCAACCTGAATATCTACTTCTGATGGCGATCAAACCTAAGCCGCGAAAACATCACTCTCAGCGGATGCCGGAGTGTCGCCCGTCGCCGTCGAAGCGTGGATATGGCAGCAAGTGGGCGAAAGAATCAGCTCGCTGGATCGAAGCATATCCGGCCTGCAGAGAGTGTGGACATATCGACGTGCGGGCAAAGATGGTTGTTGATCACATCATACCGCATCGCGGCGACATGGAGCTGTTCTGGCGGCGAAGCAACTGGCAGACGTTGTGTCGCAAATGCCACAACCAGAAGACGGCGAGGGGTGAATGAGCGGAGTCGGTTTCACTCCTGATGGTGCTAAGCGAATCGCTCGTGCTGTTCGCAAAGTCGAGCGGTCAACGGAAGGCAATAGCGGCACCTCACAGCGGAGCCATCCGCTGGAAGGCGAGATCATCATGCTGCTCGCCGATGGCGATTGCAGTGCGGCAACCAATCCGTTTGATGGAGCCACTTACGTCGAAGGCACGGTCATCGTGCCGTCTGCCGTGTCTGCTGTCTGGTCGACGACAAGCTACACGCCGCAGGAGTTGTCGCTAAGTACAAGGAAAGAGTGGATCGTGAATCGCTCTGTTGATGCCGAGTTTGTTGAAAACACATTCGTCATTGCGAGACGCACATATGGAGAGTGGCTGCTGATCTGGCACGATTGCGGTCCAACGGAAAGGCCCTGACAACGCTGAATGGCGAAGAAGCTCTACGCGGCTGCCGCGTTAAAACTGGTGACGGGCGGCATTGATCTGGATAACGACACGTTTCGTTGCCTTGCTGTCGCGAGCAACGGCGGGTTCGACCCGGGTGCTGCAGAATATACAACTCTGACGGCGTTTCTGTCGGCTCTTGGTGGTAACGAGTTCGATGGCAGCGGCTACAACTCGGCGAGTCGTCCGACGGTCGATAGTGTGACGGTGGCGTTGACGGGCGGCACGCTGCCGGTCGTGTTCGACGCTGCGGATGAGACGATCACGAATCTGTCTGCCGGGACGCATCCGATTGAAGGATGGCTGATCTACGTCGACGGTGCTGACAACGATAATCGCTGGCCGTTTCTGTGGATGCCGTACACGTCGGCACAGACGCCGAACGGCAACAACTTTGTAATTCAGTGGAGTTCAAACGGTTTGTTTCGACTAAGCCAGTCTGCCTGATACTTCCTGTGTGTGTTCCGTTGCGTTTGCCCGGTCCGGCTAGTTCGGGCCGGGCTTTACTTTTGATGGGTTGAGAATTGGCGGCTCCGCAGTATCAATCAAAGTCGGTATCAGCCGAGACGATCGCGACGGATTTCACTCCTGCCGTGCCGTCTGGCGTTGTCGCTGGCGATCAGATGTTTGCCGTCTGCTGCGGTGCCGCGACGTGGAATGTGCCGAGCGGCTGGACGTCGGTCGCCAGCCAGACAAGCGGCAACATTTATCTGCATGTGATGCGGAAAGAAGCCGGTGGCAGTGAGTCGCCGACTACGTTTTCGATGACGTCGTCAGCGTATGGGTATGTTGTTGTCAGTCGCTGGACTGGCGTGTCGTCTGCATCGCCAATTAACTCTTCTGCTACAGCACAGACGACGTTGACCGCTCCAGCGGTAACGACGTCGCTTGATGAGTGCTCGCTGCTGTTTGCGATCGGTTCCGCGACCGCTTCCGGATCGTTTGGCCAGCCGACTGGCAGTTCATCGATTGACCTGCCATCTAACTCGTTTGTTGGTACTGGCGTCGCGTGGCTGCCGACAACTGACGCTGGACTATACAGCGGTCTCAACTGGACTGACGCCGGCTCTACCACTGATCAGGCCGTCATTACGGTCGCTATCAATCAGTCTGTCGTGAATGTGATCACGACGCTTGAGACAGTGGATGCTGAGATCGATATCGTCCTGCCGATTCATCCGCATTATACGCAGCTCGATGAGGTTGATTGCGAGGTTGATATTCAGGACGTCGTAATGCAGTTCCTGTATACGACTGTCGCGACAATAGATGTCGAGCTATCCATAGAGCAGGTCGAGCCGGGTCCGCTGCTCACGTTGGTCGATGAGATTGATGCTGAGATCGAGCTGCCTGCGATGCCGAACGCTCCGTTTATGACGAGCGTGGATGCGATCGGCCTTGACGCCGATTTGAATGTTGCGTTGCCCGGTCCACTGCTGACATCACTGGCGTCGATCGATGCCGTGGCTCATGTTTTCCGTCCCTTCATGCAGGCACTCTCTGACGTGTATCGAGTCTACATCGCCAATCAGGCACTGACAGCAAACATCGGCACAGCCAGCCAGTTCGTACTCAATGAGCGGACGACCTCTCCATATACCGGGCAACTGGTCGATGAAGACGGCGATAGCATCACCAAGTCGGTGCTCGACGCGTGCCAGCTCGTTGTTTATGACAAGCGGACTCGCACAGTGATTCGCGAGACGCGAGACGCATTTGACGACATTGCCACAAACGGAACGATCTCGTGGCAGATCACGCCGTTCGAGACGTCGATTGTGTCAAGCGTCATTCCGCTCGGGCAAAACGAGCCGCACGTTGCAACGTTCGAGTTTGCGTGGGACTCGGAAGACTCTGCCGACTACTCACTCACGTTCGCCACAACGCTCGACAGTAAAACAGTCACGGTCACACATGCGATGCACGGACTAGCGGCTGAGGACTATGTTGTATTCAAAGA